GGCCACCCGCCTATCTGGCGTGACCAGGTAGATTTGATCTAGGGTGTAGATTTCGTAGCCTGGCCAGCCCCTATCAAGGCAAAGTTTCTTACCGGCGCGTTTGGCGCCGGCAAGGTGTTTGTAGGTGCGAGCTGGTACAGTCATTGGCGTTTCCTCCTGACCGTAGCCTATCACGTTGGCCGGCTACGGTCAATAACACTGGGCGCAGCAGGGAGCGCCAAAGAAATCAGTACTCACAACGGGCGTCCCCCCGCAATAGTGGCAATGGTTTTTTTGCCGGTCGGCGGCCTCGCCGGCCTTGTTGACGTTGTCCCAGTAGATTTTACACGTTTTTTCTAGCTGGTCAACATCAATTTCTATGGTTTTTTTCTCGCCGCCGTAAGCTCCTGGTCGGGTTGCGACGATTTTACCTATGCCGGCCTCTAGCAATTGGTCGACGGCCGCTCCACTTGCACAACATAGCCACAGGGAGCATTCAGGTGGAAGCTCGTTAAAATCGTGATGGAGTTTTGGCCTGCCTTCGCTGTCGGGTGATTCTCCGGGGATTGTATAGTAGCAGCCCCAAGTCGCCGGGTGTTCCTCGAGGTGGATGGTCTTTGGGTATTTTTTAGTCATCAAGTGTTCTCCTTTATCTGTGTGGTTTGGTTCTCTCTTCTATTATACTCCGCAGTTGGAAAATTATATCACGGCCAACTCTCAAATACCGTGATTCTGCGCCAAATTCATTAAAATTCCTCCAACCCCTTTATTTTACAAAATTAGTCTCTTGTTAAATATTGGGATTGGGGGTTTTAGAACGGGTGTTCTAGGGAGAATCGCGCTGAGGGCGATTCTCCTGGGCCTTCGGCGGGATTTAAGGCGGTTTGGTACTGAGGTCCCGGCGTGACATTAAGATATCGGAGTCATTGATACCAGAATCCGATATTTAGTCTAAAATTTAGAGCCACCTCCAAGGTGGCTCTTTGGGGGGTGGAGGTGTCTGGGGGCGACTCAGAGGCTGGTTTTGCAAGCTTCGCATCTATAAGCGATTCGCCCACTTCTCCCCGACTGAAAGTCGGGCCAGTACTCGACTTTGTACGGGACCAGATCAGGGCCGCCCCTTTTCCCGCATTTCTCGCAGGTGGCAACCAAACCGTTTTTTTCTCTTTTGGCAATGGCCTTCACCTTTTCTTTCATCATTGAATTCATTGTTTTTCTCCTTTGCCCCGGCCTCCCGGCCGGGGCTATCTGTGTGTTGTGGGATTGCGGGGTGGTTTATCGGCGTACTAATGCGTCATAATCGACATCCACATCGTAGTAATTCCCGTTGTTGTCCATCACTTGATGGCTAAACTCCCTTTGGCGATTACTGGCCGTGATAGCGGCTTCCTCCGTTCTGTGCGTGGAGTATCCTCGCCCGCCGTAATAGGCGGCTAGGACGACGGCGTATTTGTGGCCGGCGGGGAATTTTATCTCGCGATGAAAGTGCTGGCTGGCCAGGTCGTGGATGGTGCCGGTTCCGCTCATTTTTTGGGGGATGGTTACAGTTTTCATTATGTCTCCTTGTAAATTGGTTGATTTGGTTAAACTCATTGTACCACACTGCCGCGTCAAATTACGCAACTGTGCGGAAATCGGTCCCAAATTAGTCCAAATATTTCTCCTTTGCCCCGGCTATAGCGCCGGGGCATCTATGCAAACAGCTTAGGCGGCAATCGCTTGGCCGTTTAGCGCCTGTGAAAGGATGCGCCAAGCGCTGACCTGGTCGGCATCGTTTCTCAGGTTTGTGGCCGTGATGTGGTCAATGCAGCCGGCGCGTATCGCATCGCCAACGTTGGCCTGGAATAATCTTTGTGCCTCCTCGTTGCTCATGGTCTGAGCGCTGGCTACGGCCTGGGCCTCGGTCATCGGCGGCCGGCTGATGGGTTGGGCCTCGTTGGCTGGGCTGATCGGGGCCGGGCCGCTGGGTTGCGGGTCCCTGGGAGGCGGGGTGGGATCGCCGCCGTTGCTGGCCAGTGATTCCTGCCAGGCTTTGGCCTCATCCCATCCGCTTTCGAGGATGTGGCTATAGAGGTAGTCGGGGATGGCTAATTCTCTCAAAGTGTCTATCTGGGATCCCTTGGGAATTTCTGAAATTTGAGTGTCCCAGTAGGGGATGGGGGGAGCAATGGTATAGCTTCCCTGCGGCCCACCCTGCTGTACCTCGCGGCCATTACTGCCCACAGGGACATAGTAGAAATAGTGCGCGTTTCGATTACCGCTCAGTTTGTCGGCGGTGGCCAAGATTTGGCTGCGGAAGGCGCGAAGCAGGGCCTTGAACTCCTGGGCCACTTTGGATTTTACGCTGAGGATAACCGGCGTTAACTGGGCTGATTGTTCGATCTCGGCGGCGTAGCAGAAATAGAGCGTTCGGCTACGGTAGCCATTGTCAAAATCTGGCGTTGAGGACCATAGGACATTATCCCCTTGCTCCTTGTAGTAAGCTGTGTGTGATTGCACTATGGCCAGGTGCATTACCTGGAGCAGGTAGCCAAGTTCCGTGACCGTGCCGTTTCGGTGCGGAATGTCGAGGATTTCGCCGGCCACTAGGTCTCTAAATTGGCTCAGTGGCAACTCGAAACCGCCATTGGCCAACACGCCGGTGGCTCCGGTGTAGCCATTGTTCCATTGGATGATTGGATATTCGTAGTCATTTTCAATGTGCTCTTTGGGAGCGCTGCGGTTCAAAAAATCGTTGTCAGACATTGTTTCTCCTTGGGCGGGGTCCTATCCCCGCCCTTATAATTATGCTCCTAAAATTTGGCAGATTAAAATCGCCAAAATATGCTTACAAGCGATTTGACCATTGAACAATACCGGCGCCCCTGATCGCGGTCGCTCCGGGTGGCCGATGGGGTAATAATCGCGCTGGAGTCCGTTGCCATGATCCTCACATTCGCAGGCCAAATAGTTGTCATCGCCTGCGAATGTGAAGTACACGCCGTAGACGCGGTTAGCGTCGCTCTGGCTGCGGACTGCGGCAATCTCGGCTGCATGGTAGCGGCCATCACGCCATGCTCTCTCAGCCATCACGTTGCCGCTCTGGATGAGCAAGCCGGCTTTGATGGTCCGGGACTCGATGGCTTTGGCCTCCGGGTGGAAGCGATTATTTTCAATGATGGCCTCGACTTCGTCGGCCAGGGCGGGGTTATTGTAGCGCATGGCGGCAAGCTGCGCTTGCTCCTGGCATCCAGGGGCCAGGGCGTCAATGATGGTGTTGCCATCGGCGACAATCCATTGACGATAGCTACGGTTGTAGGTGGCTCGAGCTTCTGCTATACTAGTATTCATAATCAATCCTTTGCGGATATGGATTTAGTTGGCCCTCGCCGATGTTCTGAGCATCGGCGGGGGCTTTTTTATTGTTAGGCTTCTTCCTGTTTTTCCAGGCCGTACTTGGCGGCCAAATGAGAGAATCCCTTTTTGCTCCTTCGGCCTTGCCATTTCCCAGAGTGCCAATACCATTTCTGGCGCTTGCGGTGCCATCGGCATTTGGCGGCTTTCAGGGCTTCGCGGTGGGGCTTGGTATCGCCGTCAATCCATAGCCAGGTGCCAACAAGCCAGATATTGATATCCTCTAGTTTTAGGCTCAATAACTCGTTAATTTTGTCGATCAAATCCCGTTCTTTTTTCTGGTCATAATGGTAAGTGTGGTCTTTGCCGTCGCTGCCTTGGCTGGTCTGTCCGTCGCAACGCTTCAGCGCCATTTCGTACTCGGCGTTGATGCGCTGCATCGTGGCCGTGTCTCCGCCGTCGCGGTCTGGATGGTGGAGCCAGGCCAGGCGGCGGTACTCTCGCTTGATGTCTTCGACGGTGTGTAGGTGGTTGAAATACATATTGCTCCTTTCGCTAGGGGTTTGGTGGATCCCCCGCCGATGTTCTGAGCATCGGCGGGGGCTTACTTTAAATGCGCTTCCAGCCGCCTCGTCCGGTTTTGCTTTGGTATATCCGCAATTTGTACTTTGGGATGGGTTTTAGGTTTCCACATCCGTTGCGGATAATTTCATAGATAGCATCCCATCGCTCCGGGTTTGTATCAACCAGTATGGCGACTCCGTCAAACCGGTTTCCCTCACATCGTACTGTACAATCTGTTGTTACTGGTTGTAGTAGTAGTTTCAATGGGGATAGAAGACCTGTATCCGGGCCGATATAATGTGTTAGATCAGCCAGATTTATAGCTATAAACATAGTTTCTCTCCTTTGTACTAGGGGGTGGATTCCCCGCCGATGTTCTGAGCATCGGCGGGGGCTTTTTTATTGCTCACTCTCTGGGCTCAGATTTACCTCAAGCCGGTGTTACACCGTCGCCCGGTGAGCTATATTGTTATGTTAAGGTGCTTCCAAATTTTCCCCCTCCCCTTGGGGCTGATCGGGATCGGTCCCAAAGGGAGGGACACTAGCGCTAGTGTGGTTCCTCTGCGATTTTCAACGGTTTTTGCCTTGGACGTTTTTTGTGATGTGGGAACCGTTCAAATCGCCAAAATCTCGTACCGTCCACATCAACCAGATTGATTATGATAACGCGTTTCGGGCCGCGTTTGGCTCATACTGGTAAGCTCGTCCTCTCACCCTGTTAGTTGGTTCTTCTTCCCCCTCCCATATCGCGCGCTATGCGAGAGAGAGAACCCGCTAACTACTGACAACAACAGTATAAACCGCCAAAATTAGAGCCAGATGAGAGGAACATTAAAATAAGATGAGAAATTCCCCTCTGGGTCATCTGGGGAAATTCCCCAGATGGGCGGGGTAGCTGGAGGCTGCTGGGACTGCGAGGGGCACGCCAACGACCACGCCAACGAGCGCCAGAGGCGCGAGTAAGACCACGCCAACAACAGCGCCAACAACAGCGCCAACGAGCGCCAGAGGCGCGAGTAAGACCACGCAAAAAAAAAGCCCGCTGGGGGAGGAACCCCAGCGGGCCGAAAAACCCGAACCACCTAAAACAAAGCCGGCTGCACGGCCGGCGGAGACCAACGCCAACAGCCGGCCCAAGGGCCGACCAGGGCCGACCACGCACCCGGCCAGGGCGCAGACCACGACCAGCCGAGCGGGGCCACGACCACAGGGACGCCCAGACCGGCGGCCAAGGCCAACGCCGACCACGAACCCGAGCCGGACGACGACCACGCCGAGCCGGGCCGCAGACCGGCCGGCGCAGGCGAAGCAACGAGGCCAACAAGGCACGCACCAGGGCCAGAGGCGGCAACGGCGCGCACCAGGGCCGCAGACCGGCCGGCCAAGCGGCCGCGCAACGGCACACCAGGCCCACCACCAGCCCACCAAGCCACGGCCACGCCACCAGCGGCGGCGGCCAAAACCGGGCCAACGGCCGACGCGGAACACGCACCCACGCCACCAGGGCCAAAAGCGGCGAACACGCGCACACCAGCAGACGAGGCGGCCGAGAGCACAAGGCGATCAGCGCCCACACAACACCCAACGGCAACGCCGCGGCCGGAGGCGGCCGCGGCGGAGACCAGGCGGCCGGCCAAAGCGCCCGAGCCAACAGGCAGGCGGCGCGAACCGCAAAACCCGACCACGCTCACGCGGACACCACCACGGGCACAGAAACCGCGAACAAACCAGACGGCCGGCGGCGCACAACAGCGCCACGACAACGAGCCGGCAAACGACCAGACCAACGACGAGAAAACGCGGCGGCGGCGGCGGCGGACACAAAGCCGGCCACCAGAACCGCACCAGACAACGACCGGGCCGACGAAACCACGCACCAACGCGAGGCGCCAGACCCAACGGCCGAACCAGCGGCCCGCCGAGCCGAAGGCACGCCCGCGAACCGAAGCCAAGGCCGAGCCGAGGCAAAGGAGACGGCCAAAGCCGAAGGCCCAACGACCAAGACCAGGAAGCCCGGCGCCCAAAGCAACGAGCAACGGAGACCAGCGGCGGCAACGAGGCGGCGGACAGCGGCGCAACGGCCAAAACGACCAGGCCCAGAGAAGGACAACACCAGACCGGGAGCGGCCGACGAACCGAGGAACGAAGACGAAGAAGCAAGACCGACGGGCAAACCAGCGAAAAACGAAGAAACAGACACGAAACACCCCCAAAAGCGCGACGGGCGAAGGGCCAACCCCAACACCCACTAACACACACAGAATAACACGCCAACATTAAAGGAACATTAAAATAAGATGAGAGGAAGATGAGAGAAAAAACCACCAAAACCACGCCGACACGCCCCAACGCCCAGGCCGCGACAGCCAACCACAACAAGATAGTTCTGGTGTTTGAGAGCTGTTGCCGGGTAAAAAGGGGGAGGAGCTGCACAGGGAAGAGCCCGCCGTGGGCAGAGCCGGGCACGCAGGGGGGCGGCGGTAGGGGCGGCATTACTTTGCGCCGCAAGCAAGGTTGAGAGAGGCGCTACCTGAAATTATAGATAGGAGCCGACCTCCCAACGCCCGGCCGCTGCCCCGGCGGGAGCCGCGACGAACCCCCGCCAACGAGGTTGCTCGCGGGGCAAGCTGAACCCAGAGAAGCTTTAGCAGGAGCGACTAGGTGAAATTGGGCGGGGGGGCGGCGCGGCAGCGCGTGGCGTTACTTCAGCGTAAAATCAAGGTGAGCGCACTGCAATCCTTTGCCTGCCAGCCGCTGTTCCTTGTCATTTCCCAAAAAAAAGCCCCCACCCAAAAGAGGGTAGGGGCTAACTTAGATCTATCGATTCTCTATTCAGCCTCGCGGGCTTGGTTGTAGGCTTCGAGCGTCGCCGCATGTGCCGCCCGAAGCTGTTCTTCAATGGCCGTACCGCTATGCACCGCCGCCAACGTAGACAACGCCAACTCAATCTCCCCGAGCTGGTCACTGAGGCTGATGCTCTTCCGGTTTTTCGGCGCAAACATCATGCGCAGTCTATCGCGGTCAATGCGCCACGCCTTGCCACTGGCTTTGAAAGCTGGCAATTCCCCGCGCCGGCATTTCTCGGTGATGGTGTTTAGGCGGTCGATTCGCAGTAAGTCTGCGGTTTCCTGAGCGGTTAGCACTGGGTCATAGTCATTCCAAGTTTTCATAGTCGTTTCTCCTTTTTCAACAGTTGCTAACAGAATAAGCCGCCAACATTAAAATAACATTAAAATGCGTCGATTCCCGTGAAAATTGGTGAAAATTGTCGAAAATTTCTCTATATCTCGTCGCTAACAATTTTTTCTGGGATTCAATATCTGCTTGGCCTGCAGTGCGCGAGGAGCAGCGAGGCGGCGAGGTTTTTTTCGCCGCTTCGCTGCGGACGCGGAGAGGTTGGCTGGTGGCAATAGGTTGCATCGCTGGACCCCCGGAGCGCCTGATCAGGCGCGAGGTCCGCGCAGCGTAGCGGGGCGCGGCTCGGCTTCGGCTATGGTTGCGCGCGAGGAGCAGCGGCGCTGTACTCAGCGCGGCTGCGGACGCGCGGGAGGTTGGATTGTTGGCGATAGTTATAAATTAAAAAGGCCCCGCCTCAACGGAGACAGGGCCTTTGCTTATCTTTGCCGCCAGGCGGCTATAATATTTTGACAGCTATACTCGAATGCCATATAGGGCGCGTCTTCCTTGACTGGTCCAAGGCCAAATTCTCGTGCCCGGTATTTGGCCATCGCCACCCAGTGGCCTTTTTCGTACCGTCGCCCGTCCGGGAGCCAAACACATAATATGCGCCCGGTGGCCATTTTGTGCGCCATGTTTCCATCGGCGCTAACGGCATTCAGGTACTGAGCCAGTTTCATCTGTTGCTGTGGGCTGCCGCCCAACAAATGCACCGGCCAGTCGCCAAATTCCCAGATTGGCAACTCGGTGCCGCCGTGTTTAGTGGGGACACTGTAACCCAAACGTACTGGTTTGCCGCCGATGCGCCGGGGTAGCTGGGTTATGCCGCCGATTACTTTGGGGATGATGATCACCGTTTCGACGTGGGCCGCTGCCTCCTCGGCCCACGCTAGGACCTCCGGCAATTGCTCCGGAGTGGTCCAGTCGGTGACCGTGGCCAGCCGCGGCCGATGTCTGGCCAGGGCAGCGATGTAGTCAGTTTTCGGTGGGATTGCGTTGGGATGTAAGTCCGCAAAGTCGATGGGGAAATAGGTCGTCCGCAGTGGTTGGGCGCCGTAGGTAAAGCCAGCCTTAATTGCAATCTCTGCAAACCTGGCGTTGCCGTCGGCACAGTAAATTAGTTCCATTGTTTTCCCTTGTTTTCCCTTGTTGGCGGCCCCGTCTCCGTTGAGACAGGGCCTTGCTTATCTTTGCCTAGCACAGTATCATGCTAGGCGTTCACATTGCAGCTTCGTGGTGCCGCGTGGACAGTCAGCGTCTCGCCCTGGCCGGCGAGGCGCTTTTTTTGTACCGTCAGGATCGGAGTGTGGACACCATCGATCCAGCGGTAGTAGATGGGCCGGGCAATCTCCAGGCCCTCAGCTTCGAGATGTTCGGCTAAGTCAATTAGGCTGACGGTGGTGGTTTTACCGGTGAGGTTAGCCATTGTCTTCCTCCCGGAATTGGAAATAGTCTCTTTTCGCGGCCAGCCACTCCGCGAATAGCCGCTCTCGGATCGCGTCAAAGATTATCGGCGCGACCTTCACCTCTCCGGGTTTGACCATATCTTTTGTGATCGCCTCTTGGGCGATATCGACGATTAGATTAATGCTCTGGCGCATATATTCGTCCAGGGTCATTTTTCCGTCGTCGCCGGTATCGTGTACGGCGAACTCATCGGGTAATGATGTAGCTGTTTTCATAGGGTTCCTCCATGTAGTCCGTGTTGGCCACGTAGCCAACCGTGGCCTGGCTTTGGCTGATCAGCGGTAGCGAATTTGGCGCCTCTGGCCGGCGATCGCCGACCATCGCCGCCTGTAGCCGGGCCTGGCCGGGCCGATCGGCGGCCGGCGGGCTGATGATTTGGATGTCGTTGGGGCGTAGCTCGGCGGGGAATAGGATGTGGATGAATAATTTAGTCATTGCCTCTTTCCTTATCAATGTCGGCCAGGATTTTCCTGGCCAGCTCTGGATCTCCGGCGATAGCGTTGGCCATGTTGAAGCAGCGCTCGCATAGTTTCGTGGGATTGGCCAGGGTCGTCTCGCCGCATATGCGGCAGGATATAGTTTCCGGGTTAGGCATCGTCTTCCTCGCTTTCTTCCTCCGGCAACGGCGTCGCCGCCATCGCCTCAACGATCAGCCGGCACAACGCCGCGTCGGCCTTGGCCCGGTGTAGATCGGCGGGCACGTTGAGGCCGAGCTGGTGCGCTGCGGCCTCTTGGCGTTGCCAGCGATAATTGCCATGATATTCATTCCACTCGCCGTAAAACTGGGCGTAAAGCTTCATCGCGCAGTAGGCAGTTCTGCTTTCGATGGGGCTTATTTTGATTCTATGGATTTGTACGCATTGTCTGATTATGCGCAAATCAAAGTCAGCGTTATAAATAATAATTAGCCGGCCTTGGGTCAGGCTGATGAGATTGGGCACTATCTCAGCGAAGCTTGGCGCGTTGATGATCATCTCATTGCTGATCCGATGGATTGCCTCGGACCCTGGGCTAATCGGCACCGTCGGCCGGATCAATGTGTCAATGAGGGCCTGGCCGTCGTGGTCGATCAGGGCTAGGTCTATGATCTCATCGGTATTGCTGAGTCCTGTAGTTTCGGTATCTAAATACAATGGCTTTTGCTTCAGCCAAGCCCTGGTCTCCTTGATAGCTTGGATTTTATTTTGGCGCATGGTGTTCTCCTTAGTCTACATCTATGGTTTCTGGGTGTTTGGTTAGGTCGTGGTCGAATTTCTCTCCGGACAATTCCGCGAACGGCGTGCGGCCATCGCTGGCCGGGTAGCCGGTGCAGACAAACTGGGGCTCGGCTCCGCTCCTGAAACAATCGTCGCAGAAAACGGCGACCGCTCCATCGTTGGGGATGCCGCATTGCAGACAGCCCCAGCCCTTCCCCGGGGTGGGACTGCGCCGGTTGATAAATAGGATGTTGCGGGCATCCTCGCCGGTTTTTTCGCAGGCGCAACAAGGGCCAAGGTCGGGGGTTTCCTGGGTCATAAATTCACCGCCTTCCCGATCTCGCTCAGAAACTCCGGCATCTCCTTAAGTAGATCGAGGAGTGCCGGCGCGCCTATGTCGCTGTCGTCAATGAGGGTCAGGGCCTCGCCGAGGATGGTGACGGGCTGAATGTTCAGTGCCACGCACAAATCATAGATGGTGCAGGCCTGGCCAATGTCCAAAGGCGCTTCCTGCAGCGCCTCGATGGTGTCCTTGGCGTTGCGTAGCGCCTGGGTTGTGATGGCGCGTTGGGTGGTGGTTAGTTCGTTGGTCATCGTTCTTTCTCCTTTAATATATTAAGCGTTTGTCCTACGCTCCGTAGGCTAATTATCAGCTTCGAATCGCTCTTCGTTGAAGTCGATGAAGCCGGTTGAAACATCATTTGAATCACGGACGGAAAGATTTCCCACTCGGTTTGGGACGACGATCGCATTGTCGTCGAGCTGATCCAGGATTTCTTTCAGTCGGCTGACAGTCATCCAGCGTAGATAAAATCTCGCTTCGATAGTTGTGCTTATATCAATCATTTACGTCTCCTTTATTGGTAGGTTGTCAAAAATAATTTCGACGCTGGTTAGCCAGTCGTCGAATTGATCTAGCTTTTCGTCGGGCACCGATCTTAGGAGTGTCCGAATACGCTGTTTTAGCTCAAAGCGGCGGGTTTCGGTGGTGTTGAGTTTGGGAATGATGCTGTTGGCCTCGCGCTCCTCGGCCCTGGTCTCGACGGTGCAGGGCCAGCAAAGGCCGTTGTCGCTGTCCTCATTGGTTGCCTGGATGTGGTATTCGTTGCCGCAACTGGCGCAGGGTTTGGCGATGGGCTCGGTCGTCGCTTCCTGCCGCATCTGCTCCAAGACATTGTTACACGCCTGCCGTAAATCGCTTTTGCGGTGCTTGGCATCGTGTCGATGTCTCACGTAGTCACTGAGGCTTGAGAGCCAGTCCTGCCCACGCTGGCTGCGCTCCCTGATTTTGCTTAGGATGTCGGTGTCTGCATTCGGGTTCATTAAGCCGCCAAGCCAGGCGCGGACTAGGGACTCAAGGGCGTGGATGGGGGTGTACTGCGGGGGTGTTGCTGCAGCTGCCGCCTCTATCTGCTCCACAAAGCCGCTCTTGGGTTTCTGCGTGTACGTCGTCCCGTTGCGCTCCACGGTCCGCTCGTCTATCTGGGGAATTTCCCCAGATTCGATCATTTCGACGCGTAGCCGGCCGACCGTCTTGTGATCAACCTGACAATGCTTGGCCAGTTCGCGGTTGCTGAGGTCTGGCCTCAGCAGCAGCGCGTTCTTGGTCACGCGCCGTTTGGTTTTGCGGGATCGGCGTAAGCCATGCTTGGCGTTGGCGGCCAGGGCGGCCCACTCGGCGTCGGCGCGGGTGCCATTTTCGAAGTTGACTCGCAGGCCGCCTGTGGGTTGGGCTTTGCGCATTGCCTCGATGCGGTGTGCGCCATCGTAGACGTAGTAGCGGCTCTCCTCATTGTCATAGATGGCCTTGATGGGATCGAACTCTACGCCGCGTTGCATCTGGGCGGCGTATTCGTCGATCAGGTTGTAATCCATCTCGGCCCGACTTTGGATTATGGTTAGGTTGTGCATATCTGTTTCAGTGTGGATCCTCTTTTGCATGGTGTCTCCTTTTTAGGTACTTGTACTTTGTAGTAGCCACTCCATTAGTTGGAGTGGCGCTACGCTTCCACCAAGCACCTCCTCGATGGCTTGGTGGATCGTGGAATATTCGTCGTAGCTCTCCGGTGCTTCGGTTTCTAGGGTATCCAGCGCCTCGGCCAGCAATTCGAGGTGGGAGCCCGGGTAGGCGGTGCGGTTTTCTGGTTTACTGTAGTGATATGGTGTGTGGTAGGGCGCACGCTGTTCGCTCATAAAAGAGTCTCCTTCCTTCATTATAATAAGCTTATATTAATCTTTTATATATTAGCTATGTCCCGGACACATCTGCTTATGTCCCGGACATAAGTAATCGCTGTTTTTGTTATGTCCCGGACATAAGCGATTTTTGACCTTGTTATGTCCCGGACATAAGCGATTTGATTTACTTATGTCCCGGACATAACTGGATTAATTACTTATGTCCCGGACATAAGGGCTAATCCTCCGGGTCAAGGAGCGACTCGAAACTCAATTGTTGCCACTCCTCGTAGTCGATGCTGCATTTGCGCAGCCATTCCCTATGCCGCTCTTGGAGGGCTGGCGGTAAATACTCCATCTGCCGTGGCGTCAGCAAGGGCAGATGGTCCAGCACCCGGAAATAATACTGTGTTTTCCGTCCCTTGCCCTGGGTGCGAACGTGGATGATTCGCGCCCGGCTTAGTATCTCTAGGGCTCCGATCTGTGCCTTACGCCCGGCCCGCTCGGCTCGGCCCAAGAGCCGGTGGCGGTTGCTATTGGTGCAGACATCGGCCAGTAGCTCAATGCTCGGCCAGCCCTCGGCCTCGATGCTCCAGGCGAAGGCTCTCAATGTCCCCCACACGCCGAAGGGGAAACTGCCCAAGAGTGGCTGCCAAAAAATAATGGCATAGCGTTGCGTGGTGACGTGGCCCCAGTGAGCGGGGTCAAACGAGATCAATTCGACGCTGATCTCGCCGGGCCCGGGCTCCGGCTGGGGTCTGGGGCGTGGCTCCGGTCCTGGCTCCGGCCCGCCGCCGACCTGATACGTTACCTCAAGCTCGCGGCCGGCGGCGCTGGCTACGGCGCGGCTGATGGTCGGGTGGAGGCGGTGTTGTAACCAGTCCACGGCGTAGGTGTTTTTGACGTGGACGGTCAGGCTGCCGTTGTCGGCGGTGGCCGTGGTGTTGGCCAGCCAGGTGTCAAAAGTCGCTTTGGTTGTTTGGCCGCGTAATTGCTCTAAGGCTTCGGGCCAGGGGTTGGGGGGTGAGGCAGGGTCAGTCATAGGGACCTCGTTGTCAAGCGGTAATTGATTTGGTTGAGCTGGTGTGTTATAATTGCTCATATCATTTTTAACAAGCAATCTCTCTAGGCGGGTTGGGTTTAAGAGATTGCTTGTTTTTTTTGGGGAAAGCCCTGGCTTAGGCTAGGGTTACTTTAATAGGCAAAGTCGCGCTTAGGGGCGCGTTTGCATACGGGCTTGTCCCGGTGATGGCCCGATGGGGTAAAGGTTTGGTCGCCTCCCATCGGGCCGTAGATTTTTAAACGAAAAACCCGCTGTTCTTCAGGCAGGGGTATCCTTAGTTTGTGGATACCGATCTGCGATGAAAAACAGCGGGGCTATTCTCTGTAAACAGAGTGGCGGCGAAACGCCGCGATGTGCGTAGCGCACAGCCAAGCCGCGTTAAACGCGGCGCTGTTGAAAATGCTGTGATGCTCAGTTGTCTAATCATTATAAGATTGATCCTCGTTGTGGTCAATTTTTCAATCTTAAAGCTTAGTAATGGAGAGCGCTTGGATGTAGGTCTGGCCGTTGTCGCTACGGACCTCGTAGCGGTCGATGATGATCTCTTCGCCGTTGGTCAGCTCGAGCTGGTCAAAGTATTTCGGCTCGACTCGGACCTGCAGCCGTTCGCCGCGTCTGGTGTCGAGCCGCAGCCGGACGTAGCCGTCGCGGTGATCGTAGCGCCCCAGGCGGCCACGCGGCCGGCGCTGCTCAAAGTCAGCCTGGGCCGCCTGGCTGCGCTCCGTCTGGTGGCGGTGGTAGTAGAGCGCGGTCGAGATGGCTAGGTAGGCGGTCAGGGTTGTGCCGACGCCGACGCGGAACAGTTGATCCTCGGCCACTAGCAGGATTAAGGCGGTTAGGCCGGCCACGGCGAGTAGAGCGTATTGGCCTAGCAGGTCGCCGGCCATGAAGACGACAATGGCCGAAGCGATGGTCAAGTTGCTGAAGTCGTCGCCTTGGCCGTAGTTGATCAGCGCCGGGATGAGGAAGTCGGCGGATAACATCAGCGTTAGCCCTACGCTGGCTATAGTCTCCTGGTTGCGCCGGGCCAGCGCGTAGCAGATGGCGATGGCTGTGCCGCTGGCCACCAGCCGCCAAAGACTCAGTGGTTGGCGGCTGAGGCCGGCTACGAGGCCGATGGCTACGAGGTGGCCGCCGAGCCAGCCGAGCGCCCAGCGGCCGGCCGGGGTGTGTTTGGTCCAGTATTTGGTAATTCTCTCCATTTGTTAAGGGTCTCGTTTCTGTCTTATTATCTAGGTCGTTTTCTTCTTCTGCTACGGCTTAAAATCGCCGTTTCTGGCGTTAGAACGTCTGTTCGGTAGTAGAAGAAGAAGATTTCTCTTGTGCGGCTAAGGCCGCTTTAATTTCATAGTAGATGGCCCCGCTGTAACTTTTGTAGCCCAACGCTTGGGCGATTTGGGTGCCATTCATTCCTTCATTATACATTGATCTGATGGCTTCGGCCTGATCCGGGTCGTAGCCGTTGGTGGTTGGGGCTGGCTCCGGCTCCGATTCTAGAATCGAGTCTAAATCTGTCTCGATCTTCTCGGCGGCTTGGGCCAAGGCGCGGGCCGCTTCGATGTCGGGATGTGGACCGGGGAGATGGTGTTCAATTTCAATTTTGTTGGCGTTGAATTCCAACGTGGCTCGCCGTGGCTCGCCGTTGCCGCCGATGAGGTTGACGATTACATACCCTTTGCGTAGATCGCCCTCGCCCTTCAAGCCTAATGGTTCAACATAGCGCGATTGGCTAGTGACGATTAAGTCTAAGCCAACCTTGCGCCCGTCAGTGAGTAGCGAGCTGATTTGTTTCCCTGCTTCTTTGTGATACTTCACGATGCCCATAGCTTCTTCAATGACAATTGTTAGTCGTTTATGTTGTCCCTCCAACACAGCGCCTTCTCCTAATTCAATGTAGCGGCGTTTCATCTCGTTTAGGAGCTGTGGCAGGGTTGAGGCTATTCGTTCGTAGTCTAGGCCATTGCCGATTTGCATGGCCTGGCCCCATTTCCCTGGCGAGCCGTGGGGGTCAATGACTAGGCACTTGGGTCGCGCATCGATCAACCACCGCAAAAGCGTCGTCTTCCCCGCGTCCGATGCGCCTACGATCAAGATCCGTTGTCGATCCTTGAGCGCCGGAATAATCGCCGGCCACTCGGCCGGCGGGGTGATCGGCTCCTGGAGCAATGGCGCGGCGGCGGCCGATGAGCGGCTATGGAACGCGGCCCAGGCCGCCGATTGCTCCGGCGTTGGCGCTGTGATAACGCCGTTGACCTGGCCGCTCAATTGCAAGTGAGCCGCCGTGAACTTGCGGGTGCTGTCGCCGTCGCTGATGAGGATTTGTTGGTCACGGTCGGCGGTCACGATGAACAACTCGGCTTCCCGCTCGGCTTTGCGGGCCTTGGCGGCCAATATCCGCGCCTTGCTCATCGTCCGCACTTGGTTGAGGCTGGATTCGTCGGCGATGGCGATTGTCCGCGCCTTCGCCTCAGCTTGGCTGATGGCGTGTTGGCTGCGGACCCGGCGTAGGCCGTAGCCAATGCGGACGACGACGGCCACGGTCCAAGCCGTGGCGCTCAGGATGGCAGCGACTGCGTAGACGCCGGCGATGATCGCGCCCCAGCGGGTCATTGCGTCCCAGGCGGCCAGGAGGCCGATGAGGGCAATGGTGGCCAGGGTGATGAGGATGGCGTTGTTAGGTTTTTGTAGGTTGAGCATTGGTCCCTCTCTCTATGCGGGGTAAAGCGTCCCCGCTAAACGATCCCCTAGCAAGGCCCGGCCTGCTCGGAAGGCTAGGTCGTCAATGATGATCCGGGCGGCTAGTTGGCCGGTCTCGGCTACTACGCGAATCGTTTGGCGGGTCCTGGTGAATACCCGGCTAACTATGCTCACGATGGCCAGCCACAGGCCCCACAGTGCCCAGGCTATCCGCACCGGCCAGGGCTGGGCGTGGTTCCATTGGGAGCGGGGTAGGTCAATTATTCGTAGGTCGTAGAGTAGTTTCATTATTTCGCCTCAAATTGGTTACAGCCAAATTCGGCTGTTGTCTCTAGCTGCGAGATGACCATATTGTAGCCAAAGGTTGAGATGACGGTGGCCAGTGCGAACGCATTGCTATCATCGTCCTGATGAGCAATCCGGTCGTGACCGTCACTTTTAACGCTGGTGGTTTTAAGGCAGATGCCTCGGCCGGCAATGGCGATTTGCTTGGGGTCGTCGGTAAACCAGTGTTTGCACTGTTGGCAAGTGGTCATAGTTGTTTCTCCTGGGCAGGCTTGGGCCTCAAACCCAAGCCTGCTTTGTTTTTACCAAGTTACTCCAATAAGCTTTTCAAAGTCAAGCCACCATTGTGGTTCGGGTGGCGGGCCGCTATTGCCGAAGATGGCAAGGGTCATTCCGATTGTCGAGCTTATTATGAAAACTAAACCGCAAATCTTGAAAAGTACTTCAACAAAATCTTCTAAATCTTCGGGGTCATTCCGATCGTAAAACATTATATTGCTATGCTCCTTTAACTAACTACTATATAATTGTTGAGCCACCGGTTTTTTGCTATGCTCTCCGGTGGTTGGCTCAGGCGCTGCAACGCCTGAGCCGTTTTATTTTAACCGCCTTGTGTGGCGGGTGATGCCTAATTGTTTTGGATGATCTCCTCGGCCACCAAGATTCTAATCTGCTTCCATTCGCCGCCCGTCCCTTTACAGGTACAGCATCGCTCCTGGAGATAGTAGTCATACCCGGCCCCCTCGCACCATGGGCAGGGCTTGACTAGCCTGTTTTCATAGCGGTAAATTTTCTTCACTTGTTTTTTCATTGCGCCACCCCGTTCCCGTTGGCGTGGCCGTTGGTTTCGCTCTGTGCAATCTCCGGCCACAACTCGTTTTTGAGCCGCCGGCCCAATGTGCCACTGCGGCCCAAGCGCCGGCCTAACTCGGCCCCGCTCGGTTCCTCCCCGTTGCGGTGGAAATCGAGCAGTATTTGATAAGCCTGGTCGGTGGTGTCTTCGCCGGTGGTGGCCGGGGCGTCACTGGCTGCGGCCTGTGTGTTGCGCTTCAGCGTGGCGATGTTGCGCTTCAGCGTGGTTTCCTTGGTGGTCAAGGTTTCGATCTGTGCGGTTAGGTCATTGGCCTTGGTGCGAATCGATTCAAGAGTTTCTTTGGCCGCTTTGATCTCCGCCGCCAAACCCCGCTTCTCTTTTTGCTGCGCGATGCGCTCATCGCGCTCACGCTGCCAGGCGCTGAGATCGCCACTAATGGCGTTGCTGACATAGGTGGCGGCGGCAATGATCACGAAGCCCGGATAGAGGATAATCAGGCTTTCGGTCCATATCTCGATGCTCAGCGCCAACACCAGGACAACGACGAAATAGATAGCGGCCATAGCCACGGTCAGGCGGAAGGGCGCGGCCGGCTCGGTTTTCAGCCGGCTGCGGTTCCAGTTCCAGGAGCGCACGGCCACTTTGCTTGAAAACATACCGATGAGCTCCACGGCCAAGGCCGTAGCGATGGCAATCCAATACGGCGTCTCGGCTCTGGTCATCGCCGTGTAGACGCTAAAGGCGGGGGGCAAGGGGGCCAGGATGGGGGCCAGGCGGGTGACGGTGTCGGTGAATATGCCTTCGAGCATCCCCACGAAACCGGAGACGATAGTGCGGGTGCCGTCGAAAAGGGTTAAGGCGCGGTTGGGGAGGGTGGTCATTCGGTCACCTCCCGCCGTCGCCAAGCGTGATCAATGGCGGTGGCCAGGTCGAGTAGGCTACATCTTGGTGGCTCAAACATCGGCCCCTTGGCCGTGCCGCGGCCGGAGAAAAAGCCGGCCGGGTGGACGAACCAAGATTCTATCTCGGCGATGACCTCGGGTGGGTAGTGGTCGGCCATATGGAGGATGTGGCCGATTGAAACGTTGAGGTTCGGTTCTTGCCATTCCGGGGCGCGGGATACGCCTACCGGGTAGGTTGTTCCTTCGGGTAGGTCGATGGGCTTCCCGAAGAACACGATCAGTCTGGCCCCTTCAGCGTAGGCGGCGAAACTGGTACCGTGTGAGCCATTCTCGACGGCCCAGATCAATCTGTCGTCTGATTTCCAGATGACCTTCTCGGAAAGCTCGGCGGAAAGCTCGGCTTTCCGCTTTAGCCAGTGGCCCGCACAGTCCAGGATTTCAAATCCCCAAGCCGCCATCTCTTGGTCGGTCAGGCGGCGGTTATTGTTGGCCTCGAATCTTATACCGAAGCCCCACAGGATGGCGTGGATGCCGGCTGCATCAGTGTAGCCGAGGTCGCCCTGGTGGACGACCTCAATTAGTGGCTCCAGATGGGCGACATCGATGCCCAGCGAGAGCAGATGTTCCCAGACCATTCTGGTGGCGCAGGTGGCCGTTGATTCTGCGCCTGGCAAATGGTGGTGATCAAACCGCCACCGGGCGGGGTCATACTCGCCGCCGATGTCGCCGACCGAATCGGCCTGCTCCAACAGGTTCCGGTCAGGGTTGGCAATGCTTTCGAATTCGATCTTGTATGCGCCGAAGCCTGGCGCGTACTTGGCCATCAGCCAGGCGTAGGCGATGGCGTCGAGGTCGGGATTGGTGTGGGTGACGATTGTTTTGGGGGTGGGGTTTTTGTCCGAAAAATGGAAGTTTCGTACAATAGGATTAGCTTGCATCTGTAAGTCTCCTTTACAGTGTGAGTTAGGGGCGTGGCGGCGCTGAACCGCCGCTGCGCTCCGATTAGATTGTTTCGTCCAGGTCGTCTTTTTTCTGGACCTCGCGTCGATACCTTTTGATGGAATCGACATCAATGGCGTAGGACGTGCCGATTTTCTTGGCTTCAAGTCTCTGTCCGTCAATGAGCATTAGCACCCATTGGCGAGAAACTTCTAGCATTTCGGCGGCTTCTCTTGTTCCTACGATATCGCTCATAATATTGCTCCTGTCTGTGTGCCTTGACAAGTTGGTGACCATTGTACTTGTCAAAAGGCATACTGTCAAATCACGTTTCTTTTTTTTTGGAGGATACCATGTACACGCGCCGTATCATCCGCGAATTTATCCGTGCCGCCGTTGATTTCGCTGATCACCTCTGGGGCTGTCATCCGCTGGTGATCCTGGCGGCTATGGCGATATTGGCCGGGGTTGTCTGGCTGGGGGTGATCAATGGAGGATAGAAAACAATGGCTCAAAGATGAAATCGAAGACGCCGGCCTGGTCGGGCCTTGGTCCTGGTCCGATCAGTTGGATCACGTTGCTACTATCGTAGCCTATGGTATTCTGAGGCGTGATGCGCCTCAGGAGGACTACGAGGAAATCGTAGCGGGGATATTGGCCTACGTGCGCAAGCAGGCGCTTTACATCGCCACCGAGGCTGACTTGCCAGTGTAGACCATTTGTTCTATAATGAAGTCACACTTTCTTCCCTCGTTTATCCCTCGTTTTACTCCTTGGCGCCGTTGAACTGGGCAACGGCGCTTTTTCTTTGCCTTGATTTGCAGAAATTCCGTTTTATGGTAAAGTAAATAGAACAACTGTTCGGGTGACAGTTGACCGCGTGGTCACTCGTTCGGTTGGCATTGGTCTCCTTTACCCTCCTTATTCTGGTTTGATGTGTGGTGGAAAAGGCCCTCGCGCACCCGGGCGGGGGCCTTTTCTCGTTTAAGGAGTCTCTCTGCTTTGTCCTCTTCGCAATCATCCCTGAGTGCTATATTTATTGTTCTGCTCCTGGCCGCCTATGTCGCGGCAATGGAGGTTTACAGTGTCATCCTCAAGCGACGGTTCGCGCCGATGTTCGGCGACTACCAAGGCGGGTGAGCCGTGCCGTGCCTGGGCTGCGCATGGTAGCCAGTTGTGCGCGTCGCACCTGGGCAAGACCGGCGCGCCGGCGGGCAACAAAAACCGGCAAACACACGGCTTTTACGCTGCGCCATCGCGGAAGCTGGAGTCGATTGATGATGTGGTCCAGGATCAGCTTGGTCGTCAGGAGCAGTTGTCGGCTTACATTGATGAGCAGATGAAAGCGGGCAATGTCGATCTGGACGAGGTGGTTAGGTTGTTCGCGCTGACCGGGCAAAACGCCTCGCGGCTGGGGCGGCTGCTGCGGGATCAGCGGGCGCTTAGTGGGGCCTCGGCGGATGGGTTCCTGGAGATGGTTAGTAAACTCCTCGACGAGATCAACACCGAGATGGATCTCGGGGTGACACTGTGAAGCAGGGAGAACGGAAGCTCCGCAAGTCATTGCGCAGGCTGAAGCAGCCAAAGCCTCGGCGCTGGCCACGTATCCGCGAATTACCGCAGTTGACGCCGGGGCAATGGTTTCGGTTGGCGTTGCTGTTCGTTGGGATCGTGGCCGCCCTGCTGGGCATAGAGACAGATTGGCTAAGTGGTCTAGTAGAATTGTTGGTGAAATAATGTGGAACGACGACGACCAGACAGACCAATCGAATCGGCCGAGGTCTGGCTCCTCTATAGGATCGAGCGAATCGAGCGGCGGCTACGCTGGTTATTTGTTTTGGTGGTCGTTGCCCCGATTGTGGAAGCAGTTTTGTTGCTGCTCTGGCACATTGCGATTGCGAACGGGTGGCAATGATGCGCAAGAAATTGATCGATGTCATCCTCTCTATCAATCTCTTCTCGCGGCTGATTGTTCAGCTTCCGCTTCGTCGTTACCAGGTCGGCCCGGCTGACGCGGTGATACAGTCTATTTTGTATCGTAAGGGCTTGGAGTTTCTTTGGGTTTTTCCCCGCCAAAGCGGAAAGGACGAAGCGGTGGCGCAGATGCTCACCTTCCTGCTGATGCTGTTCCACCGCACTGAGGCCCAAATGGTCCATATCTACCCTACGGCAACCCAAATTTCAACTGGGTTAACGAGGCTTGAGAATCGAATGAGCAACCTCTGGATTGGTAATAGTTGGTGGTCTAAGAGCAAGCCCACGCGCCGCGGCATTGGCCTGGCCCAATGTGGCTTTTTCTCCGGCCATCCGCTGGCGAAAGCTGAAGGGGCCACGGCTAACTTGTTGCTCATCGTCAATGAGGTTCAGGACCATGATGAGCCAACGGTCGAGCGTCGCTTTACGCCGATGCGCTCCAGCACCAATGCCACCGCCTTGTATGTTGGTACGGTTAGGACCACCAACGACTACCTCTGGCGCACTAAGCAACGCCTGGAGAAGCTAGAGGCCAGCGATGGCCAGCAAAGAGTCTTCATTGTTTCGCCGGCTGCGGTTGGCCAAGAGAATGAGCATTACGCTGCCTTTGTTGGGAGCCAAGTGAGGCAACGGGGTAGACAACATCCGATCATTCGCACCGAGTACTTTAATGAACCGGTCGATGTGGCCGCGGGGCTTTTTCCTCGGCGGCGGCGGGTGTTGATGCAGGGGGGCCATTCCCGGCTCGATGGCCCCCAACAAAACGAAATCTACCTTGGCCTGGTCGATGTCGGCGGCCAGGATGAAGCGGCCACCGGCGCGTTTGTGGAGTTGGCCAACGCCGGCCGGGATTACACCACGCTGACCATTGTCCGCGTGGTGACCGGGCAAAGCGAGGTTGGGCCGGTGTATGAGGTCGTTGATGTCTGGGTCGACCAGGGGACGCGGCACTTCCAAGCCAGCCCTGGCCGGCCAAGCCTCTTTGAGCAGCTGGTGGCCAGGCTGCGGCATTGGGGCGTGGTGGCCGTCGTCTCCGACTTCACCGGCCTGGGGCAGGGGATCACCGATGCTTTGATCGAGGCGCTGGCTCAGCCTGTGTTTGGCTTTGATTTCTCCAAAGCCTACGGGAAGAGCAGGCTGGGCAATGATTTCCTGGCGGTGGTGGAGACCGGTCGCTTTCGCTACTTTGCGGGGTCTATGGAAGAGGAACTGTCAGATTATTGGTGGTTCTTTACGCAATGTGAGCATTGCGGTTACGAGCTGGCTGAAGGGGTTCCGATTGAGCGGGGGCTAAGGTGGGAAGTAAAGCCCTCGGCGAAAGTCGTTGTCCAGGCCACCGGCGACTCGTTGCTGGTCCATGATGACCGCCTCTTGTCGGCGGCCTTGGTCGCTGAGGTGGATCGGCTGGTCAAGTCAGGTGATCTGTTCTTGACCACCGGCGAAAGCGCGGTTATTCCGCGAATTGATGAGGACAAAGGAGGCTGGTCCTGATGGCTTGCCCACGCGGACCGATAACTGATCGTGATCGCCGTTGCCCGCGTGGCTGCCGCAAGATCTACTATGTTGTCTGGCGGGCTGACCCCAACTCAGAAGAGCGCAAAAACCCGAATGAGATTTGCACACGCCGGGATGGCAAAGTCTTCCGTTGGGATCGGGGGCCGAAACCTCCAGCGCATCGCAATTGTCGCTGTAAACTCTACTATGCCTACCACCGCTGAATACCCCTTTCTTCCTCCCCCCGGTCGGGGGGACGCAGGAGACGCAGGAAATGACTCTTTGGCAACGCCTCGCTAACTGGATAGCTCGCCGGCGCATTACCCTGGCCTCCATCGTGGCCGGCCCACTGCCGGCCGCCCGGGCTACTGAGGATGCTGGCTGGGACCTGGTGCGTTCCGGCTCCGGCCCGGCTGACAGACCTTGGTCCGAACTCCGCGAGGATCTGACGGATACGCTGGAAGCCTGGCGCAGGAACTTCATCATTCGGCGCATTGTGACCATAACAACTTCGTATGTCGTCGGTTCGCAGGGGATCGGGGTTAGCTCCACGCGGCCATCGGTGGAGCGCTTCACGCGGTCATTCTGGGACCACCGGGAGAATCGTCTCCGGCTCCGGCTCTCGAGCTGGTGTGATGAGATCACCAGGTCAGGTGAGTTGTTTATTGCGGTCAGCGCTCCGAGCGAGGCTGATGGCCTGGCCTTCATCCGCGCTATCCCGCCTAGTTGTATTCAGTGGATCGAGACGGACTCCAGCGACTACGAACGCCCGTTGGAATTCCACGAAACCGTCCCTGGAAGTCTCGAACCGAAGGTTTGGAAGTCTCGGTATACGGCCCGCAATGATGAGCCGGTACTGCTGCACTTTGCTTTCAACCGTGTGGTTGGGGCCACGCGGGGCGAAAGCGACTTGACGCCGGTGTTACCGCTGGCGCAGCGCTACACCGATTGGCTCAAAGGGCGAGTGCGCTTCAACAAGCTGCGCTCTGACCTGGCCGCCGTCGATATCGAAGTGGACGACGATTCCAAGGTTGAATCGAAGCGCCAACAATACACGGCCACGCCTCCGATCGGAGGCGCGATCTTCGTCCACGGCAAAGGAGAGCGCATTGGTTTCCCTGCCGCCAACATCAACGCCGGCGACGCGGCCCCGGATGGCCACGCGCAACGCATGGCAATCTCGGCCGGCTCAAATTATCCGCTCCATTTCTTTGGTGAGGGGTCCGACGCCAACCGGGCCACGGCCAAAGAGATGGGCGGCCCGACTCATTCTTTCCTTGAGATGCGCCAAGCGGACTTTGCGGAAGCGCTGATTGATCTGATTGATTTCGTTTACCGTCGGGCGGCTGAGGCCGGCCACGGTCGCCTGCCGGCTAACGATGATCTGCGCTTGGCCTTCCGCGTGGCTGATGTCAGCGAAAGCGATAACGCCGCTTTGGCGGCGGCGGCTAAGGACATCGTGGCCGCCTTCGCGGAAATGCGGAAGTTCGGCTGGATCACCGATGAGTTGGCCGTGGGATTGTGCTTTAAATTCTTCGGCGAGATTTTATCTCAAGAGGAAATTGACGAGATCTTGGATTGGGCCGCAGAAAACGACCTGATCTATGAGGAAGAAGGGGAAGGGGAAGACGATCAAGAGGATGAAGAGGATGAAATCTAGGTATCTGGGGAAATTCCCCGGATAGGAGGTTGTATATAATGGAAGAGTCTATGATCCAGCAGCAGGAAGCTATCTATATGCCGTTGCGCTTAGGTAGCGTTAGCAGCAGCAGCGATTCGCGTAGGGAATACGAGGTATCATTTATCAAAGCTGGCCGGGTCCGCCGTCGGGACGGCAAAGAGGCCAATTGGTTGATCCCGCGTTCGACGGTGCGAGCCGCTGTTGAGCAGATGGGCGGCAAAGCGGTTTTTGTCGATCATACGCTGGGCGGTTTCTTTATGCCGGTGCATCCATCGTTGCGCAGTCTGGCCGGCGTGACCTTTGACGCTGTCTGGAATGATGAGGCGGGCCGGGTCGATGGTGGTATTCGACTCTCGGCGCGTGATGATTTGGCCTGGTTGGGCACGTTACTTGATGAGATCGTGGCGGATCAGGCCGCCGGCCGTGAGGTTCCCGACGTTGGCCTGTCGTTAGTCTTTTTCGGCAACAGCGTCCTGGAGGATGATCCAGAAGGTGAGGATGGCGCTATGATCCGGATTACCAAGTCCATCGATCACGTCGAATCCTGTGACATTGTCTTCGGCCCTGGGGCCGAAGGCAGAATCAGAGAAGTGTTATCTCGCGTCGATTCCGGCGCGTTACATAATTTATCGGAGGTTTTTACTATGCCTGAAGAAATTCAAGCAACAAATGGAACTGCGGCGACCTCTGCCTCTGTTGAGGCTGCCGCCAATGATTTACCGGCCAGCGTGGCCGGCTATCCCAACCCGCACGCCCATGCGGTTGCATTGTCTGCTGGGTCTGGGTTGGATCATAGTCAAGGGTTGGATCACGATGGTGACCACGCTCTGGGCCAGAATCGCCTCGACCGGCTCGAGGGCGCTGTCCTCAGCCTGGCCGATTCGGTGGCGAGGCTGCAGGGCACGGTTGCCCAACGCTTGGCCCACCAAGAAGAGCGTCGCGTTATCAGCGATATGGGCGTGGGCGTGGCCCCGCGTGACCGGGCGCCGGCGCAAGTGCGTGGCTCCTGGCTGAATAGTCTGGATCAAGTAGAGCTGGCCTATGACCAACTGATGGGCCTGCCGGTCTCTGGGCCGGTGCATCAGTTTTCCGGTATCCGTGAGCTTTATCTATTGCTCACTGGGGATCGTAATTTCCGGGGAGAATATAACCGGGACTTGGTGCCGTCGTTTCTGGCGTATTCGTCCAGCGGTAATAACGCCGACACGTCAACAATGGCGGAACTAACCAGAAACGTGATGAATAAGCGTCTGATTCAGCAATCGGATTTACTCGCCGAGTATAGCTGGTGGAAACAGATCGCCCACACGGACAATTTTAACTCGTTGCAACAAATCTCCTGGGTCAGATACGGCGGCATTGGTTACGATAGTGGCACCGGTCTCCCCAGCGTCGCCGAGAAAGGCGAGTACCAGCAGCTCTTGTGGGAGGACGACCGGACCACCGCTGATTGGACCAAGTACGGCGGCTATTTACCCTTGAGCTTGGAGATGATCGACCGGGACGACGTGATGGGTTGGAAGGATGTGCCCCGACAATTGGCGGTGGCCCAAGCGGTCACCATTAGCTCTGTCGTCTCGGCGTTGTTCACTGACAATTCTGGGGCCGGGGCTGATCTCTCTGATTCGGTCGGGGATGGCTATGCCTTCAACACCACCCGCGGCAACCTCATCACCCAGGCCCTTGACCAGGACACTTGGGGCTTGGCGGTGGAGACCATGTACAAACTCACTCAGCTATTAAATAGCACTGTGAGCGAAAGCCGTCGCCTGGCGGCCCGCCCGCGTAAGCTGCTAGTACCGATTGAGCTTGAGCAGGATGGTATCACGGCCACCACCAGTGCGGTCAAGGCCGGCACGCTCGCGGATCGCTATCCGGGCAAACGACTGCTCCGGGAAGAAGATGTGATCACGGTCCCGCACTGGACTAACGCAACGAATTGGGCGGCCCTGGCTGACCCCAACATTTGCCCCTTCGCCGGCGTCGGGTTTCGTTTCGGCGAGATGCCCGAAATCTTCGCGCCCTCGGAGAACAACCATATTTTGTGGTTGAACGATGTGCTGCCGATCAAAACTCGCTGGTTTTTCGCGGTGAGCGTGATTGAATGGCGGGGGGGTATTAAGAGCAACCAGACTTAGTTAGTAGTGCTAACTATGTGACCAAACTTTTTAACTTTGTAATTTCAGGAGTAATCTAATGACCGAACAAACCGAAACCAAGCGCGTCGCCCAACGACGCGAAAAAACCTTTGTCCCCCTGGCGGCTGCGGCTATCATTGCCCTGGTCCTGTTGGCCCTGGTTAATCTGCTGTTTGCCCCGGCTCCCGGCGCATCCGCTGCGCCTCCGGCCGCGCCCACGCCGGTGGCCAACATCCCCGGCGATTCTGACAATGCATTGTACGTCACCTTTCAAAGCGCCTTGTCGATGTCGGCTGATACGAATACCACCGGCCGGCTGCTGCAAGGCTACGAATACCTCGACTTGCAGACGACGGTGGATCAAACCATCGTCGGCACTGAAAACAATACGACTACCATTACTATTCAGTTCAGCAACGACGGCTCCAATTGGGACAATGGCCCGGCTATCCTGACTAATAACGTGGCTGATGACACCGATATGACTCGGGTACAGTTGTTTGGGCGCTATATCCGTTTCAATCAGGATGTGACATTGGCCAACCCGATCACGATTACGCTGCTGGGGCTGGCCAAGTGACGAAGCAACTTACTGAGCAGGCGGTTGCGGCCGCCTGCGCTGCTAAAAATCTGGACCCGGATCTGGTCACCGGTAGCCGTCTGACCGAGACGGATATTTTCTTGGAGACTGCTGTCTTCGGCGATATCCGCGTCGAGCGCTCTGCTCTCCCCGCCTCGGTGCCGGTGGTGATCGAGGCTGAGGCGATTGGACCAACAGAGATCCGTATTGGCGGTATTCCGGCCAATGTGATTCTGGCTTTGTCTAGAGCCGGCTACACCACGCTGGACCGCCTCGACGCGGCCAGCGATGAGGACCTGTTGGCCGTCGATGGCGTGGGCCAGGCTACGCTGCAGCGCATCCGAGATCAATTGGAGATTCCCTTCTAATGAGCAACCTGGCCGCGATTCGGGATCGGGTAGAGCAGCAGCTGGTCGATACCGGCAATAGCATCTGGTCCACGGACCTGATCGATGAAGGTCTGCGCCAAGCGCTGGCTGAATTCTCGCTATCCATCCCCTTACACCAAATTACTACGCTGACCCTGGCCAGCGACACCTACGAACTCGATATATCCAGCGTCTCCGGGTTGCTCAATGTCCAGCGTCTCTGGCTGCCTTACACGGCCAGCAATCCCGAAAATCCTCCCAATTGGCGCGGCTTTGACCACTGGCGCGACAACAGCATTTTGTATCTCGGCGAGTACCAGGCTCAGAGCGGGGATGTGGCCAGGGTGTTCTATACGGCGGTGCAAACCGTTGAGGACCTGGATAGCGCGGCCTCAACCACGCTAACCGCATTACAAGAATCGGTCCTGGTGCATGGCGGCGCTGGCTTCGCGGCCACGTCGCGCTCGCTGGATCTCGAGGAGCAAGTCACGCTTGGCTCCAGGGTGAGCAAAGAGATTCAGGCCTGGGGCGAGGTGCGCTTGCTGCGCTTCCGGGCGCTGCTGGGCACTGAAGCGCATAGGCTGGCGTTGCTGGGCCAAAGCGCCGTGGGGCTGCCGGCATTGGATCGCTGGGACCGGGATGGGCGCGGCTGGGCTTAGATTGATTGATTGATCCAGGGGTACCCCTGATGGCCTGTAAGGGCTGTGTCGCTACGGTTGCGGCTTGCTGCTTGGGAGACCTGGCTAGAGCGTGTATGCCCCCCTATCTTGCCGATCAAAGGGGTTGAAGATCGGCGAAGGAGCTATATATTATGTACGGAGATTTAGGGCCGGCCGGGAACGTCCGGGCGCGGCTGATTAACAACGTAGAATCTTGTGGCCTGCGCTGGAAGCTGCGCAACCTGCCGAATCTGTTGCGGGCTTGGCGGGTGCCGTTGGCGCTGGCGTTGAAGATCCCCACTTACTACGGCGCCATCAGCGCCCGGCATTTCCGGGCTGATGGGACAGTGGTGGATTATGGCCTGGTCGGTTGCCGTGTGGTCACTACGGCTTTCGTCAATTACGTAGTCGACCAGCTGCAAACTGAGACCTCAACGTTTGGCGACTTTAAGTACCACGACTCCGGTGTGGGGACCACCGCCGAAGCGGTGGGCGACACGGATATAGAGACTACGGACGGCGAATCGCGGGCCACCGGCAGCCAGACTGAAGGGGCCAGCGCCAACATCTATAAGAGCGTTGGCACCATCGCTTACACCACCACCAAAGCAATCACCGAACACGGATTGTTCAATGCGAGTACCGGCGTCACGCTGATGGACCGCACGGTATTTACGGCCATCAACGTTAACAACGGGGACTCGATTGAGTTTACGTATCAGCTCACCCTGACCGCTGGGAGCTAATCAATGATTAAGCGCATCGGCACGGCCCGCGTTGGGCGTGGCCGGCCCGCGTTCGCGGTGCAGATCGGCGCTCAAACTATCGAGCTTGATCACGCCGATTTAGCCACGCATGATACAGCGGCTAAACTCCTAACTGAAGTGCAACGCCGGGCAGGCCGTAGCCTGCCTCTTTTTTTTCATTACAACCGGGATGGTTCGTTAGCCGTGGCCTATGGCGCGGAGCCTTTGCTTTGGCCGGAGGATGATCCAGACGCCTAATGACTGAGCTATTTAACATTGGCTTGGAGACGGATCTCTCCGAATTCGACACCACCGCCACTGATGGCGGCGACCTGGCTCAGTCCGGCGCGGCGGCGCTGGCCGGCACGGCCGGGGGTATGTCTTGTCTCATCGACGATACGAATCAAATCTATGGCGAGAAAACATTCTCCTCGGTCACCCGGTTTCGCTGCCGTTTCTACATCGACATCAATAGTCTGACCATGGCCGATGGCGATGTGTTCAACATCGCCAAGGAAATCTCCTCCTCAAAAATTGCTCTCCGGCTCAAGTACACCACGGCCAGTGGCTACCAGATCAACATCCAATGCGACTTGGACAGCGGGACCGATGTCACCGGCGATTACGACATCTCCGACGCTGAGCACTATATAGAGTTCGATTGGGCGGCGGCCTCATCGCCTGGGGCCAACGATGGCTTCTTGTCGCTCTATCTCGATGGGTCGCTGCAAGAGACATTGTCCAGCCTGGACAATGACACTGTCACCATTGATCGTATGGCCTTCGGTGCGTTTGGCGTCGATTCGGGCACATCGGGCACACTGTACCTCGATGAGATGGTGGCCAACGACGACGGCTCAGAAATCGGCGCATCTGGCCTGAGCCAAGACGCGGCCGGGACCATCACCCCGGCCGGCGCATTGGCTCGCAAGGTTTTCAAGGCCCTGGCCGGCGCGTTGACGCCGGCCGGGTCACTGGCCACCGGGTTTAAATCCTTTGTAGCCCTGGTCGGCGCGTTGACGCCGGCTGGGACATTGGCTACACAGTTTGGCCGGGTTATCGCCGGGGCTATTACGCCGGCCGGTTCGCTGGTCGGCAAAGCGCTGAAGGCCCTGGCCGGCGCGTTGGCTCCGGCCGGTTCGCTGGCCGGCAAAGCGCTGAAGCCTCTGGCCGGCGCGTTGGCTCCGGCCGGTTCGTTGGCCGGCAAAGCGCTGAAGCCTCTGGCCGGCGCGTTGGCTCCGGCCGGTTCGTTGGCCACCTCGTACCTGCAGGCGTTGCTCAACGCCCAGAAAACTCTCGGCGGCATCCCCTCGCTTACCTTGACGGTTGGCTCCGAGTCGCTCGGCGCGTTTATCTTGGCCTACCATTATGAGCAGCAATCCGAGGAACGCGGTTATCTGGCCGTCTGGCTGGACAACCGGGCCGATCAGTTCGACGACCTGGCCACCGACTACCCCACCTTGACTAGGGGCGCGGCGGTCACGCTCAGCCGTGCTGTGACTGGGACGGTCGAGGGGGTGCAGGCGCTACCGCGTTGCTGGGTGGAATCATTGGAGTACACCGAGGATGGGGCGCTGCTGCTGACCTGCATCGACTGGTGGGGGCGGCTGGAGGGGTGGCGGTATGCCGCCGATACCCAGTTCACGGCCCAGACCCATAGCGCCATCGCCACCTCGATTCTGGGCCAAGTGGGGCTGACCCTGGACAGTGGGAGTTTCGGCTTCAGCACTGATTTCAAGGTCTCCAAGTACCTTGATGGGGACGAGGCGCTCCAAGACCTGATGGGCGAATGCCATGAGAAACTCTACGCCGGCTTGGCCGGCGAGATCCTATGGAAACAATTGGACCCGGCCGAGGCGGCCGGGTACACCTATGATTTTGCCGCCGGCACCAGTGATCACCCGCTGATCGACGGCAAAATCTTGGAGACTACGGCCAGGTACAACAAAGTAACCGTCCTGGGTGGTCCCGATCTGCAATACACTGGCTCGGCTACAGATGCGACCGAGGTCACGCTGACCGGTCAAACTCGCTTGTTGACCGTCGAGAATGGGACATTGACCTCCAACGTACAATGCACTGAGCAGGCCGAGTCGTTGCTCCGCCAGGAGCAATCTCAGGCTGAGGCGGCGATTCTCATTGCTCGGCCGCACTTTACCTTAAATCTCTATGATGTGGTCACGGTGACCACTGCCCCGGCCTGGGGTGGGCCGGCTATTACCGGGCGAGTCATTGAGATCGTGGAGGATTACGACATCCGCCGGGATCGGGAGGAGTTGGTTTGGGAACAGGAGATCACGCTCGGCGGCGTCTTCGGCCTGGGCCTGGACGCCGGCGATGACTACGGCTCCCGACGCTCGCGGCGCCGGCGCGAACGGCAACGGCGGCGGCAACAACGGCGGCAACGGCGGCGGCGGCGGCGCAGCCGCACCCAGAGCCGCACTAGCCCTTCAGCAGCCCAGATCACCAGCTCCCCCGGGGTGGCTGGGTCCGTGCCCCTGGGCGCAATAATTATGTGGTCGGGGGCGTCGATTCCTTCGGGTTGGGCACTCTGCAACGGCTCCAACGGTACGCCCGATTTACGGGATCGATTCATTGTCGGCTCTGGGTCCACGTACAGCATCGATGATACCGGTGGGGCAGCCACGGCTGACCTGGAGCATCGGCACGGGCCGGGATCGCTGGCCACCGAATCGAAAGCGCACGTCCACACGAAAGGAACGTTGCTAACCGATTCGGATAGCCACACCCACGGCTCCTCAACGCTGGCCACAGACTCCGATATCCATAGCCACAACGCCGGCACACTGGCCGCCGACTCCGATAGCCACAGTCACAACGCCGGCACCCTGGCCGCCGATGGGGCGCCGGACTCGACGCAAGGCATTGAGTCGCTGGGCACGGTAGACCTGACGGTGGCCCTGGATGACCATGGCCACACGGTCAGCGGGGCCACGGCCAACGATGCGCATACGCATACGGTCAGCGGCGCGTCGGCCACGGATAGCCATAGCCATAGCGTGGACTCTGGGCTCACGGACAGCGACGCCCATAGCCACGGCATGACCGGCTCCACGGCCTCAACGTCGCATATGCACGATGTTACCGCCGGTCTGGCGGCGGCGGCGGGTTCGACGACGGAAGATATTCGGCCGCCGTACTATGCCTTGGCGTTTATAATGCGGATTGTGTAAGAACACCCAGCGCGATCCACGCGGGCCTTAATTTCTATCGGGATTTAAAATGAAAAAAGCCCCCTCGATTCCTTGAGAATCGAGGGGGCTTTGTGGGTTATGGGTAAACGTAGTGGCGGCTACACTCTCCGC